TTAATCCTTACAAGAGAGTTGTAGGCGGTCAGCATCGTAACATAAACGTATTTTTCCTGCTCGCAGAAGCAATGTGGATTTTTGCAGGACATAAAGATGTGCGTTTCCTAACTTATTTCAATAAGAGGATGGCTGATTTCTCAGATGATGGTAATGTATTTCACGCTCCATATGGATTCCGATTGCGCCATTGGGGTGTCCGTTCTGAGGATAGATTTGTTGAAGAGAATATGCATGCCGCTCAGGGTTATGACCAGGTTAGTGATGCCGTAAAAATTTTCCAAAATAACTTTAATAGCCGTCAGGTTGTTATGATGATTTGGAATCCTGATTTTGACCTTGGTACTAATAGTAGAGATATTCCTTGTAACGATTGCGTGATGATGAAGATTCGTAACGGAAAACTTTATACAACCATTCAGAATCGTAGTAATGATTTACACTGGGGATTGCCTACCAATATTTTCCAATTCGGATTTCTCAGCGAGATTATTGCTAATGTTCTTGATATTAAGTTAGGAAACCAAACGCATAACTCTCAGAGCCTGCATGTGTACGATTGGAATACTATTGCCGCTAATATGCAATTGAATTATAAGGCTGGCAATACTGAAACGATTTACGATATTGACGGAGTTCATGAAATTCCAATGGATTTCGATTTCGATAACGAGGTTCCAGCCAATCGTTTGAGAGAGGTTGATGTAATGATAGAAAGAATCATTGCTAACCTTATTTCGGTTGCTAATGGTAAAGATGTACGAGCCGATGAGTTAGAGTTCGTTCTCAAGCGTTCTAAGTGGTTTAGCAAGGTTTATCGTCTGCTGGAGATATACTTGATTTATAAGAGAGGGATTGCGGAGCCTGAAGCCGATAAGGAGAAAGAAGCAAAGATGGCTTTAGTAGCAATTGAAGAATGTCTTGATGACGGTGAGTTCGCCAAGTGGGATATTGGTATTCTTGCGCGTAATTTCTTTGCTGGTAAAATTTCTGATTATGATAACCAACCAATCGGAACGTTATGATTACTGAAAATCTGCTCAATTGGGTAGAAGAAAACAAAATGATAATATCGGAGTCAACTCAGGGGGATTCCGATATTATTTCTATTGATGGCGTTGGTAAGTTCCTTTTCATTCATCCGTATGACGGGAATATTATTGACGAGGATATGGGATTGGTTATGACTGATGAAGAATTTAACATTTGCGATGAAAAGCAGGTTGATTATATTCTTTTTGAGTTTGGCGGTAAATTTTATTACACTCCATTAAAGCAAGATAGGAGTAAATACAACGAGATTATTTACAAACCTGAGTTCAACGATTTCAAGTATTTGGGTAAATGCGCTGAAGAAGAAGTTATACCATTTGTTCATCTTGGAGTACACGATGAGTATGAAATGATGAATGGTTCTGGTAACGATAAGTTATGGGCTAAGAAAGCAGCGTTTCTTGGCCATAAGGCATTAGGACTTGCTGATAAAAATACTCTTGCTGGTACGTTAGCCTTTCAGGAGGCTTGCGATAAATATAAGTTGCAGCCTATTATCGGAGAGACTGTTGTTGTTGCAAAGGATTATGACCCGAAAAGTAAAGACCTGCCCGAAACGTTTGAATTGAAACTTTATGTAGAGAATCGGGATGGTTGGTTCAACCTGCTTCAGATAAATAAGGAAATAAACGTCACCTACAAGGGTTTTATTCCAGATGAGATACTTTACCAGTACGCTGGAGGGTTGATAGCAGTAATACCACCTACAAGCGTTTTTAATCATATTAGTAGCGATGTTAAGTCAGGACGTAGGTTGATAAAACTTTATAAAGAGGTTTTTGATGACGTATATTATCAAATTGATACATTGGAATATGTTTCTTCAACTTTATTTAAAAAGCATCTAAAGAACATTGATACCTATCTTTGTAATTATAGGTCAAAGTTGAAACCGATAACCATCAATGATGCTTATTATCTTGATGAAGAAGAGCATGACCTAAAGGCGATGCTTAATAAAGTTACTGGAAAGGCGGCACCTGAAGCAAAGAATCAATTTTTCAAAAGTGTTGGAGATACGCTTGCGAGTTACGATGAATGGCTTGATGACGTAGAGCCGTTATTTGAGGCAATAGTTGAGGGAATTAAGAATACTAATGTTATTGCAGAGAAATGCAAATTTTCCATAAATAATTCTGAACGCAAGATTCCTAAGTTTGAAGTTGATGACCCAGAGGGTTTATTTTTCGATATTCTTCAAAAGGGAATACAAGAAAAACTTGTTGGTAAGATTCCAGATGATAAGATGGATGAATATATGAAGCGTATAGAGTTTGAGTGCTCAATAATAGTACCAAACGACCTTTGTAGTTATTTGCTTATTCTTTGGGATATTATTAAATGGTGCAGGGAACAAGGGTATATGGTTGGACCAGGGCGTGGTTCGGTTTGCGGTTCTTTAGTAGCGTATTGCATGGATATTACTCAAGTTGACCCGATTCCGTTGGGTTTGTATTTTGAGCGTTTCTTGAATCTTGCGCGTGTGGGTGCTCACCATAGTTATACACTGACGATGGAGGATGGTTCTGAATATAAGTTCTCAGATGGCGATAGAGTGCCGCTTGTTGGTGGTGGATTTATTGAAGCATCTAATGACGTTGATTGGAATAGTTTAGACATTGATGTAAAAGCGATTGTGAAGTAGATGTTAATATATTAGGTAATAAATCAATGTCAATATCATTATGATTGGAATAATTTATAAATTCACCATTATTTATGGAAAGGTTGATATAAGACCATATTATATTGGTCAGCATTGGGAGAAAATTAGCGTTGAGAATTTTTTACGCAAAAAAGGAAAATCTTATTACACTGGAAGCGGTACTTTATGGAACAGCTATCTGAATAAATTAAGGGGGAATGCAGGGGGAAGAATTGGCGCAACTTTATTCACCGAGAAGTCTTGTATGCAAAAGATGGTATTTCTCAAAAAGCATTAGATGTTCTTGAAGAACACTTTATTAAGAAATATAAGGCGCATTATTCATTGGGTTTAGGCGGTTGCAATATTCTTTGGGGCACCGCTAACAAATTCGGCTCAGGAAGTCCTACTAATGACCCAAATGTTAGAAAGGCGATTTCAAAATGGTGGATTGATTTTTATAAATCAGATGAAGGTATTGCCTTTAAAAAGAAGTTGAGAGATTTATGGAGCGGTGATATTATAAGGGGTGAGAAAAATCCAAATTACGGACATAGATGGACAGATGAAATGAAGCAAAAAGCATCTAAGCAAAAAATAGGTATGTACGTTGGCGATAAAAATCCAAACTATGGTAATCACTGGACAGATAAAAATGAAGCAAGATTTATCTAATAAAGTCAAGGATTTTTATGCCAATGGAGGTGTTAATCCAATGAGCGGAAAGAAAAGAATTACAAACGGAATTGTTAATAAGGTAATTTCTTCAGGCGAGCCGTTACCATATGGATGGAGATATGGGATGATAAGTAAGCATGATAGAAAGCCGTTGTCTCCATTTATATGGATTACAGATGGTGTTAATAATAGACGATTGCCGAAAGGTGATGAAATCCCAAACGGATGGCGAAGAGGTGCTATAAATTCATTTAATAGAAAAGTGGTATGAAAGTTAAATCTATAAAGGTAAAAGAGTTCTTTTTGGACGTCCCAGACGTGGATTGCGATTTCGAGCCGCAAGTGCGTGAAAGTGTTAAGGATTATATTGTCCAAAAATACGGTAAGGCATACTCATGCAGCGTGGCCACGTACACGCGTATTAAGTTGAAAACAGCAATAAAGGATTTCGGTAAGGTTAAGGGTTTGCCCTTTGATTTGACTAATAAGATTACTAAAGATATTGACGACCAGATTGAATATACTTGGGGAGATTTGATTGAGTTTGCATCACGTTCAAAAACTCTTTACAAATTCGTTCAAGACAATCCTGATATTGTTCATCTTACAAAGTACGCTCTGATGATTCCGAAAGCGGAGAGTGTTCACCCGTCAGCATACATAATAGTACCTAAACAAAATGCCGATGGAGAGAAAACGGATATATTCAATTTAATGCCTATGAAAGAAATTGACGGCTTGTTGGTATGCGAATGGGAGGGCAAATATACCGAGGGCGCGTTATTCTTGAAAGAGGATATTCTTGGGCTATCTCAGTTGACTAAGATTCATAATATAATCAAGTTGGTTAAGAAGCATTACAATACCGATATACAAGTTACTGAGATTCCATTTGACGATAAAGAGGTTTTCAAGTTCTTTAAGAGAGGTTGGTGCGAAGATGTATTCCAGTTTGGTACGACAGGACTGATGGGATATTGTCGTCAGGTTAAACCAAGCCAACTTTCAGACCTTATAGCAATGACTGCGTTATTTAGACCTGGTCCAATGGAGAGTAATGCTCATCAGGATTTTGCCGATATTAAGAACGGAAAGAAAAAACCAAAGTACGATTACGGCATTAAGAATATTACTGAAGAGACGTATTCACTTTTGGTTTATCAGGAGCAGATGATGTCTATCATTCACCAGTTAGGCGGTTTAAGTCTTATTGAGGCAGAGAATGCGAGAAAGTTTATCAAGAAAAAGAAGCATAAGGAGTTAGCTGAATTAGGCGATAGATTTGTTGCTGGTGCAATAAGTAACGGATGTTCCGAGAAAGAGGCAAGGAAGATTTGGGATAAGATGAATGCCTTTAGTTCTTATTCTTTTAACAAGTCTCATGCTGCAGCGTATAGTTATATATCATATTGGTCAATGTGGTTTAAGGTTAATTATCCGTTGGAGTTTTGGACAGTATCTTTGAGTGAAAGCAAGGAAACTGAAATACCATACCGATTGGCTGAAATGAAGAAAGCAGGAGTTGAGGTTGAGGTACGTCCACCTGATGTTAATTATTCTGGCGATTATTTCACTTGCGACCCCAAAGAGCAACGCATCTTCTTTAGTTTGAATAAGATTAAGGGAGTAGGCGATGTAGCGGTGAAAGCGTTGATTGAAGAGCGCGAGAAAAATGGTGAGTTCTTTGATTTTGAAGAGTTCCTATCAAGAGTACCATCTAAGGTTAATAAAACTGTTATCAAGGGTTTAATCGTTGGAGGTGCGTTTGATTTGTTATGCGATATTAAACAACCGCGTGATAGAAAGCGGTTACTTGAAAAATACCTCATTGAAATCAAGAAAGATAAGGAGTTACCTGAGCCGTATAATTCAAGCGATTCTACAACAAACGCTTTTTGGATTCAAGAGCAGAAACGTCT